TGGCGAACATCTGGGACGCAAATCTCAGGGCATTGACAAATTAAAACGCATAAGTTATGGTGTACAGTCACTAAGGAGATATCATGGCTAGAAAAACAAAAAAGCAGGCCGTTCGGAGAGCTTCGAAAATTGCAGATGAAAAGCATATCGGCTCAGAGGTGAAAGAGTGGAAAAGCGTGGACCAGTTGGATCACGCTATCTACCAAACATTACGGCACTATGCATACTATTATGACCGAAAGGATTACGTCAAATGGACACGAGAGTGGGTCAAAAAGACGCGGTCCGACAAAGAATACAAATCATTCTGTAAAGCTGAGGACTGGAGGATCGCACCGACGGTTGCTGGACTGTGTCGGATGATTTGGAATGGTCTTGAACTTGAACCGCATCGACTAAAATGGTTGAATGCCCGAGTTGATGAAATCATCAAAGCTGGCAACAAACAGGCTCAGGAATCCAAAGAATCACCAGTTGCCCCGAGAAAATCTCCTGCAGATTTGGTCAAGGAGCGGACAAGCGAATTCATTGCCGAAATCGAAGGTGTTGTGGATGACATGACCACGCGGAAGATGACACGCGATGAAATCAATTCCTGGTCAATCTTTGAAGTTATGAAAAAGGCTGATGTTCCTTATCAGACAGCAAAGGCCACACTCGATTTCTACACGCCCATTCTAGCTGAATGGAAAGAGCTAGTGGAGAACAAGCCAGAAGACTTGGTGGAAGCATATTCCAACGTGGGTGTGAGACAGCGCAATGCCAATCTAAAGTTCTTCCAGCGGCTTGTGGATGACTGCCAGCTGTATATGAACAGCAAGAAGGCAACTCGCAAACCGAGAGCTAAGAAGGAAGTTCCTACCCACAAGATTGTGGCTTCGGTAAAATACCTGCCTGAATCCAAAGAATATAAAATTTCATCTATGGCACCAGAGAAACTGGTTGGAGCTGACACAATTGTAATTTTTAACACCAAATATAAGCGTGTTAATGTTTACGTGGCGTTGTCAAAAGATGGCATGACCGTAAAGGGAACCACCATACAGAATTTTGATCCAGAGAAATCATTCTCAAAAACACTGAGAAAGCCCGACGAATTTTTCAAGGCATCCGCGAAGACGACCAAGGCCAGATCGGTAAAACTCCTAAAGGAATTGAAGACCAAGGAAGGCGATGTAAATGGCAGAATCAATGCCGATTGCATCATCTACAAAGTATGGTGATCTTGCGAAAACTCCATAATGCTAAATACTCTTGAATTAAGTCAAGATAGAGGTATTATGGAGTATTTTGTTTATGTGATCGGCTTAAATCTTAAGGAGCCATATACTAACTGTTATATAGGTGTCACAAACAATCCAGAACTGAGGTTTAAAACTCACGCCCGGTCCTCAACAAAAGTAGGCAAATACATAAGGGAAAACAATCTCAACTTTGAAGAAAATTTCAGGGTAATTTTTGAAGGAACTTCCAGTGATTGCTTCCTGATTGAAGAAGAAATGCGGCCGTTTCCAAACATGGGATTGAATGTCGCCACTGGAGGCTGCGGAGGATACACAAATTATAGCGATGAGAGGAACTCTAAAATCTCTGACGCAATGAAAGGTCGAACCATAACGTGGGGAGATAAGGTCTCAGAAACCAAGAAGAAAAATGGCACACATAAGGGCTGCAAGAATCCCATGTCTAAGAAATGGTACTTGACAAGTCCAGATGGAAAGTGTTATGATGCGTCTGGTAAACTTGCGCAACTATGCGAGGACTTAGAAATCACACCAACCGTTCTCAGGAAAAATTTGGGGAAAACAGTCGAGGCGCCTAAGAAAGGTGGCTACGGTGGGTTTAGACCTAAGTCCGAAAAGGAAAGGAAATTTAGAATGAACACCACTGGTTGGAAACTATCCGAAGGAGAAATGCCGTGGTAATTATGGATTTGTCGCAGGTACTTCTAGCGACGATGATGGCACAAATCGGCAACCACAAGAATGCCGAAATTACCGAAGACATGTTTCGACACATGGCAATCAACTCCATCCGATACAACAAAAGAAAATTTTACGCCGAATTTGGCGAGCTTGTTATTGCAACGGACTCAAAGAATTACTGGCGCCGCCAGGCCTTTGCCTATTACAAGGCAGGACGTAAAGAAGGTCGGGAGAATTCTGAGCTAGACTGGGCCAAGATTTTCGAAATGATGGAAACAGTAACCAACGAAATCGAGGCATTTCTTCCGTACAAAGTCATTCGAGCCGAAGGCGCAGAAGCGGACGATATCATCGGAACAGCTTGTCACACTTACGGCAAGTATCTTGGTTCTAATGATCCTATTCTGGTTTTGTCAGGTGACAAAGACTTTGTCCAACTTCAAAAGTACACCAACGTTCGGCAATATGCTCCGGCTCAAAAGAAATGGGTAAACGTGGATAACGCGGACGATTTCCTGTTAACCCACATTATCAAGGGTGACAAGGGAGACGGCATTCCAAACGTTCTATCTGATGATGATACCTTTGTCTTGAAAAAGAGACAGAAAACCATGACCCAAAAACGACTGGACATCCTTAAATCCGCAATCACATTTTCAGATGGTGGAGATATCAAGGTTGCATCCAACGATCCTTTGATCACCGAACAAATCATTCGAAATATTCACAGGAACAAGATGTTGGTGGACCTACGGTCGACACCTGATAAAATCAAAACTTCCATTATTGAGCAATTGGAGAAGCCGAATGAGAAAGACCGTTCGAACCTTCTTCCATACTTTATGGAGAAAAAGCTTCGGCACCTCACAGAATACCTCTCAGACTTCTAACACACAAAGGAGAAAACCGCGGATGATCAGATCAATCGCAGAAGTCCTAAAAGCGGCTGGTACAGCCAAGGACAAAGAAGACAAAATGGCAATCTTGGCTGACGAAAAGAATAATCGGACACCAGTTTTGCGCAATATTCTTATCTTGACATATGATAAGAATTACAATATCATGCTTCCAAGTGAGCGGCCGCCTTACACACCCGCACCAAAGGACTACAACCACGGTGCCTTGTATCGTGAAGGTCGCAAGCTAAAATATTTTGTCGAAGGACAAGGCGGCGAAAAGCTTTCCCGAGCAAAGCGAGAAACACTATTCGTGGAATTGCTGGAATCAGTCAATCCAGATGATGCCGAGGTTCTGTGTCAGATGATCGAACGGAAGCCATTCCAAGGAATCACAGCATCACTTATTAACGAGGCGTTTGGTCGAGAACTAATCTCAAAGCAAAAGCCTGGTCCTAAACCGAAGAAAGACAAGCAGGAATAACATGTCCAAAAAGAGAACTTTTGACCAATATATTGATGATGAGGATCGTTATGATTCCGAGGCTGATAATTGGGGAAAGTACCGTCACAAGGACGGAAAACGTCAAGACGTGAAGAAGGCAAAAATTCGCAGGGCGAGAAAGAACAAGCGCGCGGCACGGGAATCCTTTTTCGATGATTAACGCAATCTTACTGATGGTGGCTTCTATGATTATAGGAGTCACCGTTTCCTGCATTATTCGCGCTGCACATGAATGGTACATGTGGAATGGTGGAATTTCCAGGTACACCGAGGAACGGTGGGAATACTGCGGGACCATATTTCCGTATGGACATCTTTATACATTAAGGCATCCATTTACCTATAGACGGAAGTACCTTGAGGTCAACTTCCCATTTGTAACAAGGCTATAATATGAAACCAAGAAGCGAAAAACTAATCCTGGCCGATGCAGACGGAGTCCTGCTGGACTGGTCATATGCTTTCGGCGAGTACATGCGACAGAAAGGACACGTTCCCGTTCGGACCGACGTCTACAATCTGAGCAAGTGTTATAATATGAACAGCAAAACTATAAGTGATTGGGTCTATGAATTCAATAGCTCCTACCACATTCGAAATATTCCTCCTCTGATGGACGCAATCAAATACGTCAAAAAGATGCACGAGGAACATGGAATGATTTTCCACTGCATCACCGCATTGTCAACCGACCCAGACGCGTATCTCCTGCGCAAGGAGAACCTTGAACGTCTTTTTGGTGTGACAGCATTCGAAAAGGTGACATGCGTTGGTACGGGTGCGGCCAAAGACGAGGCGTTGCGTCCATATCAAGGATCAGGGTGCGTGTGGATTGAAGACAAGCTGGAGAACGCTGAGCTTGGTGATCGAATGGGTCTGGATTCTCTACTAATGGTTCAAGACCACACACGGGATTATGATGGTCCGATCAAACGCGTCCATAATTGGAAAGAAGTTTATGAGCATGTGATTGGAGAATAAATGACATTTGCACTACTCCTGTACCTGGATGCAAAATTCCCAGACTTCAAACCAGGTGACGTATATTGGGGAGCATTCTTTATTGATGCATCATTTTACGCAATGTTAGGACAAATCTTCACATAATGAAACTACCACCGCGCATAAATATTAGCGTGGTTAAGGGAGCCACTAGGCTCCCTTTTTCGTTATGGTAAAAGGAGAAAGAAATGCCAACCTACACTTTCCGAAATAAGGAAACTCAAGAAACAGAGACCCACATCCTGTCTCTTTCTCAACGTGAAAAATATCTCCAAGACAATCCCGACATGATTCAAGTTCCATCGGCACCAGCAATTGGTGATTCCGTGAGGCTGGGAATTCGTCGGATTGACGACAACTTCAATGATGTATTGAAGAAGGCGAAAGGAGCCCACAGAGGGTCTACAATCGAAACCAGATGAGGAGAATTGCGTATGAGCAAGCTATCCAGAAAACAAGCCAAGAAACTGCGTCAAGATGGACTGATCGACATGAATCAGTCCCTAAATCCGAACAAATTCAGAGTTAAGCCACTCGAAATGAAGTCAAGACGACAATCGGAAGCAGTATCTCTTTGGAATTCTGGGCTAAACCTTAATCTGCACGGAACAGCAGGCACTGGTAAAACATTTCTTGCATTGTTTCTGGCACTCCAGGAAGCACTCAACAAAGGCACAGCACATCAGGTAATCATTGTTCGTTCTGTTGTACCTTCACGAGATATGGGCTTTCTAAAAGGTGGTCAAGGCGAAAAGACGGGAGTTTATGAAACACCGTATTTCGGAATTTGCGAACAGCTAATCGGAAGACATGATGCCTATTCGATGCTGAAATCCACAGGCAAGATTCAATTTGTCCCAACCTCATTTATCCGAGGCACGACATGGGATAATGCAATCATTGTGGTAGACGAACCTCAAAATATGAGCGCCATGGAGCTACACACCGTGTTTACGCGCGTGGGCATGAATTCGAGACTGATCTTTTCAGGAGACACGAAACAGGATGATTTGACCAGCGAACGCTACAACGAAAAATCTGGCTTTCCAGCATTCAAGAGAATTCTTGAAGAAATGGACGAGTTTGGTTCGGTTGAATTCTGCCACGAGGATATTCTTCGGTCGGACATCATTAAATCATACATCATTGTTAGGGAGAAACTTGGAATGTGAGGGCTTATGCCCTCCTTTCTTTTATAGGATATGAGAATGGAAAAGAAATATATTGCGGTGCAATACTCCGCAGAGACACAGCGTAAAATGAGAGATTGGTGCAAGGTAAATGGATTTCCTTTAATCGTTGGATTTGGCGGAGAAACTCAGGACGAATCCGATTTCGACTTTCACACCACCATATTTTTCAGCACATCAAAACACGTCATTGCCAATCAGACGATGAAAACAGTTCCACAAATTGTCAGGCCAGTTGGCTTTGAACTCCTAGGTCCAGAAAATGACATTCCTGTGCTAAAGGTGGAAAGTGAAGGAATTGCGTTCCTGCGAAAGACGTATGAAACCAAATTCAACATGAAAGATGCATGGCCAGAATACAAGCCACACATTTCATTATCCTATGCCAGATCTAAAGACTATCAGGTTGCTGAATTGCCATCATTCGACCTAATTTATGATGAAATTAAGATTGCAACTGCCAAAGAATTTTGATATACTGACCTTTTAAAGGAGGCAAAATGTTTGCACATATAGGTCACAAATATGATATTCCCGAATTGGTTTGCGTGACAACTCCTACACTACGGACATACGAAACACCGGCGGGCAACAAATACCCGTCGGTTACTACCGTTTTGAGTGGTGCACAGGATGAATCAAAGAAGAAGGGATTGGAGGAATGGCGCAAACGCGTTGGTCCAGAGGAAGCAGAAAGAATCTCAAGAGTTGCAGCTAATCGTGGTGAGGAAGTCCACCTTATTGCCGAGAGGTATCTGGACAATGATCCTGATTGGAAGAAAGGCATAATGCCGATCAACCTACTCACCTTTAACGATATGAGAAAAACTCTTGACAATAATGTAAACAACATCATCGCCCAGGAAGTTCCACTGTATTCGGACAAGCTGAAAACTGCAGGTCGAGTTGACTTGATTGCAGAGTGGAAAGGCGAACTTGCCATTATTGACTTCAAGACCAGTAAACGTGCCAAGAAGAAGGAATGGATCACTTCCTACTTCCACCAAATGTCTTTCTATGCGGCAGCTTTCTACGAAAGGACTGGCGTCGCTATCAAGAAAGGTGTAATTGTTATGGTAACTGATGATGGTGAATGTTTAGTTTTCGAAATCTCAACATTTGAGTATCTGAAAGAATTCATTGTTATCCGTAAGAAGTTTCAAGAACTGTTTAATATGTAATTTTTCTAGGCAGTAAAGCCATTCTACCATAGG